TGCTTCAAGCTTGTTCAGCAAGAGATGGAGCAAGTTGTCCGTACTGCCGATCCAGAAGCCTTGCAGAAGGGTCTCAGCGACGGTCAACGCCAGCTCTCCAGTCTCCAATCTCTCAAAACCCTCAACCAACTCATTCAAGAGGTCGAATGGTGATGTATCACTACCGTCCAGTTCAAGAATATGAGTGCGACAAAATCCAACGCGCTCTCGACATCCTCAAAGGTGTCATCGCTCGTGAAGACAGGCGTCATCAAATGGATGAACACTTGACTCATTCGATGCGCTCCCTTCTCGAAGATGAGGTCATCCCTCAACTTGAAAACGAACTCAACTACGACCCAACGCCTCAATACTGATGAACATCGTCGAAACCTACGCTCCAGCACTCAAGCACCTTGAAGAGCAGCTGCGTCCACATGATCCAGTCATCATCAGCTGGACTGCTGGCCCACAGCCAGGCTCTACTTCAGATATATGGGGCACTGATCCCTTTATCTTGATCCAAACGGAAGATCCTTACAAACGTGATGGTGAACCTGACACGATCTTGATCCGTAGCGAAACTGATTGCGTAGTCTTTTCTGACTTCGGTGAAACGTATTCCCTGACGTTCCAAAATGTCTTGGAATACTTATGGCAACTGCCCCGACCTCTTTGGTCGTTCGCATCATGAGCACCAAACTCAACGGCAACAAGTTCTCCGCTGCTGGAACCCGCGTTCCAACAGACCTTCTCCCA